AGCTAGGTGTGTCCATGCATCAAGCGCAGATCAAGGCCGATACGGACAGAGCGAAGGCTGCGGACGTGAACAAGATCGGCGAACTGGATCAGGTCACGTCCGAGCTGATGCAGCAGGCGCAGCAAGTGAGCCAAGTGCTACAGCAGGTCATGGAGCAGTTGAAGTCTATTGCCTCTCTCGCTTCCGCTAAGAAGCGCGTTATCAAGAAGGGTGGCAAGGCAGCGGCGATTGAGTTGGTGGGCGAGGACGGCTCCGTGTTGGGCTCACAGCAGATCGTGCGCGGTAAGGACGGATCGATAGAGGGTACGGCGTGACTATCTTCTTGGTCTTCCTGATTGTCGGCGGTCTTTGCCTTTGCATTGATGCTCAATTCCCTAGTGGACCAATTGATTGAACGCCATCGAACGCGGTGAGAAGGCCGCACGCATCCTGAACGACGATCTGTACAAGGAAGCATTCGAAGGCGTGCGCCAAGCGCTGCTCACGAAGTTCGAGTCCGCACCGGTAGGCGATGCTGAAGGCATGGCGAAGATCCGCCTGTGCCTGAAGCTCCTGCACGACGTGCGCGCGAACCTCGAAGCCTTCATGAATGACGGCAAGGTCGCAGTGTTTGAGCTGGAAGAGAAGAAGCGAGTAACCAATCTCGCCGACTACAACAGCAATCCCAGATTTAGACGGTAGCCGCAACGGTTACTGAAACCCAAGACACCCGCCTCTCGTGGCGGGTTTTTCATTTCTACAGGTGGACACATGAGCGAACAACCGGAAACGGAATCGCTAAGCATTGAAGATCGTCTCGTCGCCCAGTTCGGGGACGAACAGCCCGCAGTTGAACAACCAACGGAACAACCGGAAGCCGAAGCGGCACCGGAATCCGAGGCCCAACCGGAATTCGTCGAGCATGAGTACGAGGGCAAGGTCTATCAGGTTCCGCCTGAGCTGAAGGAAGCGTTACTTCGCCAGTCCGACTACACCAGGAAGACAACCGAAGTAGCAGAGCGTCAACGCGCGCTCGAGCAGAAAGAGCTGCAGGTCAAAGCCTTCGAGGCCGAGAAGCAGTTCCGCGACTCTGCGCAAGAGGACATCGTCCAAATGCAGGAGATCGATTTCCAAATTAAGCAGTGGAAGTCGGTCGATGTGACGGGCATGACCTCCGAGCAGATGTGGCAGCTCAAGATGAAGGTCGACGACCTCAAGGAGCAGCGCGAAAAGCTCTCTCACGGCATTAACGCCAAGTGGCAGAACTTCCAGAACGAGCGCAACAAGCTCGTTGCTGAAGCCAAGGCGAAGGCCGAGGAGCACGTTTCCAAATCCATCAAGGGATGGGGGAGCGAAGCCAAGCAAGCGATTCGCGACTACGCGACGAGCAAGGGCTTCACCTCCGCTGAACTCGAAGGGCTCGGTGATCCTCGCGTCGTCGAGGTTCTCTGGGAAGCCGCGCAGTTCCGCAAGCTTCAGTCCCAAGCAATCCAGGGCAAGGTCAAAGCAGTACCGACTGTGAAGCCGGGTTCGAGTAACCCGATGCCGCAGAACGTCAAGGACCAGTTTGCCCTGAAGAAGACCCTTTCAAACAAATCCCTCAGTTCCGCTCAGAAGGCGAGAGCCATCGAGCGCGAGCTGATGAATCGATTCTAGGAGTTAAGCAATGGCTGTTATTTCTGGCACGACCTCAGTGCATGGCGTGGGTACCGCTGGCGGTATTCGCGAGGACCTGAGCGACCTGATCCACGATCTCTTCCCTGAAGACACGTGGGCACTGTCGAACCTCGATCGCGAGGACGCGCAGAGCACGTACACCGAGTGGCTTGCTCAAGAGCTTGCCTCGCCGGCTGCGAACATCCGTATCGAAGGTGACGAAGCCTCGTATGCGTCTCTCACGGCTCCGAGCCGCTATGCGACGCACATGCAGATCAGCTCGAAGGACTTCCTCGTGTCCGACACGTTGGAGGCTGTGAACAAGGCGGGTCGTAAGTCCGAGCTTGCTCGCGGCGCTATCGTGAAGATGCGCGAGCTAAAGCGCGATATGGAAACGCGCATCACGCAGAACGGCATCTCCACCGCGGGTGGCGCGGGCACGGGCCGCTCCACGGCGGGTATGGAAGCGTGGATTGGCGATACGACTGCATCGGCAACGGTGGCAAGTCAGGTCGTGCTCTCTACAACGACCGCATCGGCAACGACGCCTCCGGTCACCTCTGGGGTTGCCGGCACTGCACCGACCGACGGAAGCACGACGGGCGCACTCACGGCTACGGCGTTGAACCTCGCACTTGAGGCCGCGTGGTCGGATGGCGGTGATCCTCGCGTGATCCTCACCGGTACGGTGGGCAAGCGTGCGATCGACACCTTCACCGGTGTTGCGACTCGCTTCGTTGATGTCGACAAGTCGGCACAGGCATCGATCATCGGCGCCGCGAACGTGTACGTTTCGGACTTCGGCAAGCATCAGGTCGTTCTGCATCGCTACATGCGGTCCCAGACGGTCCTGTGCTTGGACCCGGACTACTGGGCGGTGCGATATCTGCGTAAGCCGCAGAAGCGCAAGCTTGCGAAGACCGGCGATGCTGAGAAGTTCCAGATTGTCACGGAATGGGGCTTGGTGTCCCGCAACTGGAAAGCAAACGCGAAAGTCGTGGCGATCGCGTGATGACAGGAGGGCGCCCAGCAATGGGCGCCCTTTCTCAATGAGTGAATTCTTCGAATACGATCCTTTAAGCGGAGTCAGGACCGACTTCGACTACGACGAGACCACGGGAAACGTGATTCTCCAGCGCTCGCAGGACGTGAGTGCATTGCTCGACTACAACGCAGCCCTGCGCAACTCAGGCGCTACAGATAAGGGCATCAAAGAGTCCTGGTGGCTGTACGCCAAGATCCCGCCCATCTTCATGCTGAAGATGCGAGCGAAGGGGATCAACGTCGAGGACGGGCGGCATATCGACCGTGTGATTGCAGAGATCAACACGAACTATCCGCACCTGAAGACCACCGAAAAGAACGAAGGCAAGAAGCTCGCACTCATTCATGACCTCGGCAAATCGCGAAACGATCGCTAAGTGCGTCTCTCTCTGGGAGAGAGGCGAGTTAGATGCAGCAATGGATTTGCTGAAGAAGGAGATGACGGAGCATCCAGACGACCCGGTGTGCATCGGCATGGCCGCACACATCTACGAGAAGGCCGGGAATATCCCGGTTGCCTATAACCTTTTCAAGCTCGCGAAGGATCTCGCGCCGAACGAGGCGTCGAACTTCCTGAACTACGGCCGCACGGCCGAGGATCTGTGGAAGGAGCAAGATGCAGAGCGTGCATATAACCGCGCGATCAGCATTACGAATCGCCAGAGCACCAAGGTTATGTGCCTGGGGAACCTGGCCGCGATGCACATCGATCACGGGCGATTCACAGAGGCCCGCAAGTACATTGAGAGGGCGCTGAAACTTGATCCGACCTCCCGCACGGTTGTTTCGAACCTTGGCTTTTGTCAGCTCGCAGAGGGCAATTGGGCCGAGGGGTGGAAGAACTATCACCAGAACATCGGCACCGACTGGCGAAAGAAAGTCCAATACAACGGCGAGCCTGAATGGGATGGCACTCCCGGCCAGGCCGTCGTTTTCTACGGAGAGCAAGGAATAGGGGATGAGATTTGCTTTGCGTCCATGATCGAGGACGCAACGCGCGTGTGTCGCAAGACGATCATCGAGTGCGATCCGCGGCTCGAGACGCTGTACAAGCGCTCATTCCCGCAGGCTGTCATTTACGGCACGCGCAACAAGAAGAAGCTTGCATGGAAGCCAGAAGATCAGGCCATCGACGCATCGCTACCGATTGGACAGCTCGCGGAGTTTTTCAGGCCGACGCCTGAGAGCTGCCCGCAGGAGCCGTACCTGTTCGCCGATCCTGACCGCGTAGCGATGTGGAAGGCGCTGTGGAAGCAGAAGGGCAAGCCGGCCATCGGTATTGCATGGTCCGGTGGGATTCCTAAGACCGGCGAGAAGTTCAGATACGCAGGGCTCGACGCATTCGCCGAGCTCCTGAAGTTAGACGCCCATTTCGTCTCGCTGCAATACAAGGGCGATGAGACGCATCCGAGGGTCAATGAGTATCCGTATGCGACTCGCACGAGCGATTACGACGATACGGCTGCACTGGTTGCTTCTCTTGATCTGGTCGTGTCCGTACCGACAGCGGTTGTCCATCTGGCGGGTGCGCTTGGTACGAAAGTTATTGCAATGCATGGGCCGATGGAGTGTTGGAAGTACAACTGCGGCATCCCATTCCATCCGGCCGAACACATCCAGTGGCAAGGCGACTGGACCAAGACAGTAAACAAGGCTGCAGAGAAGGTTAGAGAGTGCTTAGAGTCTTCATCGGCAGAGACCCACGGCAACCAATTGCGTACGGAGTCCTCGCCAACAGCATCATCCGACACGCAAGCGTCCCCGTCAGCGTTACAGCGCTGTGCTTGAACCAGTTGCCGATCACTCGGCGCGGACTGACTGAGTTCACGTTCTCGCGGTTTCTCGTCCCGTATCTATGTGGATACAAAGGAACAGCGCTGTTCCTAGACGCCGACATGGTCGTGACTGCCGACATCAAAGAGCTATTCGACCAAGCGAACGGCGTGGACTCGGTGCAGGTCAATCGCAACCAAGCGAGGTTCGAGTGGCCGAGCGCGATGCTGTTCAACTGCGAGCACTGCACGACGCTGACGCCTGAGTACGTTCAGGACAGCAAGAACCAGCTATTTGACTTCGCGTGGGCCAAGTCTATCGGCGAGTTCAGCCCAGACTTTAACCACTGCGTTGGTTACGCGGAGCCGCGGCTAGACGCGAAGCTATATCACTTCACGAAGGGCGTTCCTGTGTGGCGCGAGACGCGCGGCAACGTGGAGGACAAAGTGTTCCACGAGGCATACATGAACATGATTCACACGGTCAGCCATCAGGAGCTGATGGGTAATAGCGTCCACGTTAAGAAGGCATCCTGAGCACGATATGTCCGCCGTTTTGATCTCCGACAACTACCGCCAGCAGCAAGAGACGCTGCACGAGAATCCCAACTACGGCGTTGCCTCTGTTCAATACGCGCCGATCGTCTCGGAGATCTGTAACACGCTCGAAGTGCGGCACCTACTGGATTACGGTTGCGCGAAGTGCAGGCTATTCCAGGCACTCAAAGTCGATCATCCGATGAAATTGCAGGCGTACGACCCTGCAGTGCCGAAATACTCCGCTCGTCCAGTTCCCGCCGAGATGGTTGCGTGTATCGACGTGCTCGAACACATCGAGCCTGAGTACCTGGACAACGTTCTCGACGACCTTGCACGCCTGACGGAGTGCGTCGCGTTCCTCACGATCCACACCGGCCCTGCGGTGAAAGTGCTTGCTGATGGTCGCAACGCCCACCTCACGCAGCAGCCGATGAGCTGGTGGTTGCCGAAGCTGTGGGATCGATTCGACGTCCAGACTGTGCAAGTGACAGGCGAGCACGCTTTCTACGTGATCGGCTACGCCAAGCCGAAACTGATCGAGCAGGACATCTAGCATGGCAGTTGTGACGTCCTACTCCACCTTGCTTACGGAGGTGGCGAGCTGGCTTGCGCGCGGCGATCTCGCGGACGCTATCCCTGGCTTCGTGCAGAACTTCGAGGAGCGCTTCTACCGCAACCCGAAGAACTACGGACAGTGGATGCAATCGGCGCTCTCCGTGTCGTTCTCCAGCACTGCAACCATCCCAAGCGACTTCCTAGTGCTTCGTGTGGCCTATCTCGACGGCGAATCCAACAAGCCGCTGCAGCAGTCTTCGCTGGAGCAAGTGCTGCAGTCCTATCCGCGCTCTGGATCTGGCAAGCCGAAGTGGATCGCGCGTGATGGCTCGAACTTCATCTTTGGGCCAGTGCCCGATGGTACGTACACCCTGAACGGCACGTACTACGCAAAGCCTACGCTCTTGCGCTCGTATGCCTCTGATGCTGTCGCTCACTATCTCACCGTGAACGCGCCGGATCTGTTGCTGTATGGCGCTCTCATGGAAGCGCAGCCATATGTGATGAACGACAAGTGCTATGGGCTGTGGCAGGCGAAGTACGACGAGGCGCTAGCGGAGTATCGAGCACTCATGAAGGCCCAGAACATCGGCATGGGCTCGTTGCAGATCCTGGCCGTCTAATGTTGCTCGAAGACGCGCGAGTCATCTTCGGCGAATGGTTGCCGGATATACCCGAGTTCGGCAATCCGGGACTGGTAGAGGCGCGCAACTGCATTCCTGTCGATGGCTACTACACGGACTTTCCGGAGCTGTCGGTATCGGGTTCGACACTCGCCGCAAACGTTCTAGGAGCCTTTGCAGCGGTCGATAGCGGCGGTGATCCAGAGATATACGCCGGCACTGCAACGACGCTGTACGAGCGCGTGGGAACGGCGTGGACAGCGCGAAGCGCCACCACACTGGGTGCGACGACGTATTGGCAGTTCGCGCAGTTCGATAACCAAGTGTTCGCGACCGACTACAACGACGACATCCAATACAAGACGATCGGTGCGGCTGCGAACTTCACAGGATTGAGCGCTGCGCCCAACGCTCGACAGATCGGCGTCATCAATCGCTTCCTTGTGGCCGGTGATATCGACCAGGGCTCCGGGGCTGAACCGGCAGCGGTTCAGTGGTCATCGATCGATGCGCCTACGGACTGGCCAACACCGGGAACCTCGACCGCACGAGCCCGACAAGCGGGCGAGCAATTCCTGCAAGCCGAGCACGGCGCTGTAACAGCAATTGCGGGCGGACAGTTCTGGGGCTTGGTGTTCCAGAAGCGAGCAATTACGCGCTTCACGTATGTCGGCGGGGACATTGTCTTCCAGATCGACAACTTTGAGCGCTCTCGCGGTTGCTGGGCGCCGCGCTCGCACATTCAGGTCGGCAACATCTCGTACTTCTTCGCGCATGACGGGGTGTATGCGACGGATGGGCAGGTTGTTCGCCCCCTCGGAGAGGGTCGAGTCGATCGGTGGCTGACGAACCGCCTCAACCAGGGCGGACTGGACGACGTGACGACCGGGATCGACTGGGCGAACAAGTGCATCTACTGGCTGTTCCCCACGGTGAGCACATCGCCCGACACGGTGCTGATCTACAGCATCGCTCGAAACCGCTTTGCATACGCACAGCAGAGCGGACAGATGATCTTTCCATCGTTCTCCGAAGGCTTGGACATGGACAGCATGGGCTCGCTGTACCCGAGCCTCGATGACATCGGTCTATCGCTCGACTCATCCGCGTGGCAGGGCGGTGTGCCGACGATCATGGGATTCAGCGCCAATCAACTTGGCTTGTTCAACGGCAGCTCGGCGGATGCGGTGTTCGAGACTGGCGAGCGAGACGAGAACCCATTCGGGAGGATCTTCGTGCGCGGAGTTCGGCCGCTCGTGACAGGTAATCCGTCAAGCGTGTCGATTGCGCTGGCAACGCGAGACTCGCAGGACAACGCCTCACGGGTGTTTGGGGCCAACACGTCTCGAACGACTCGTACAGGCGTGTGCGACTTCAGAACGCAGGGCCGGTTCATCTCCTCACGCCTCACCCTATCGGGTGGATTCGATCGGGCCATCGGTCTGCAGTTCGACGTGGAAGCTGGCGACACGGTGTGATCTTCACTCTGCAATCCCACGAGATCGAATCTCACTGGGATCAGATCAAACCGTTTCTCAACTTCGGTTGCATCGAGTGGACGCCGGAGTTCGTGAAGCAAGAGCTGATGGCGGCACGGGCGCAGCTCTGGTGCATCTGGGATGCGCGCATTCGCGGCATCGTCATCACGCAGATTCTAAACACCCCGCACAAGTGGGGGCTTCTCTGGATCGCATCAGGCCGAGGACTGAAAGAAGGCATCGAGATGCTGTTAGAGCACATCGAGCCTTGGTTGTGGGCGCAGGGCTGCGAATTCATCCAGATCGCAGGGCGCAAGGGCTGGAAGGTTCTACCGGGCTACAAGCCCACAGGTGTAGAGATGTTCGTAAAGGTGAAGCAATGAGCAGCGGCGGATCTAGAAATCAGACCGTGACGCAGACCAATGAGCCGCCCGATTATTTGCGCGGGCATCTCACCATCGGTGCGGAGGATGCTCTGTCGCTCTATACGCACAGAGATCGCAACCAATACTACCCAGGCCAAACGGTCGTTCCGTTCGCGGGTGAGACTGAACAAGCGCTCAGCGGCATCACCAATCGCGCGCAGCAGGGCTCAGCGGTCAACCAAGCTGCAAGCGGGCTAGCCGCCAGAACGCTCAGCGGCGCGCCGACATCGCAGTACGGCTCCGGCCAGAACCCCTACGCTAGCGCATCGAATCCCTTCGGCGGCTCGTCCAATCCTTATCTCGATCAGACGTTCAACAAGGCCGCTAACACGGTGCAGAACCGCCTCGCGAGTCAGTTCGCGGGCAGTGGCCGCAACATCGGTGCATCCCGTGCTGCCAATGCAAGCGAGCTGAACGACCTTGCAACGAATCTCTACGGCGGCGCATACGAGAATGAGCGCAATCGGCAGTTGCAGTATCAATCGCAACTCACCGGGATCGGGGCTCAGGGCTACGAGCTCGAGCGCGATCGCATGGCGAACGACATCAACCAGCAGCGCCAGCAACAGCTCGGCGTGCTCGGGATGGCGCCGCAGATCGCAAACCAGGAGTACGCGGACCTTGACCGACTCGCCGGCGTCGGCGCGATGCGCGAAGACCTCACCGGCCGTCAGATGGAGGATGCCGTCGCTCGTTTCGATTACGCGCAGAGCGCTCCGGGCATTGCGCTCGACCAGTACATCACACGACTGCAAGGCATGCCCGGGTCGTCGATCAGCACGAACACGCCGATCTATCGCAATCAAGCAGCGGGTGGATTGGGGGGTGCTTACCTGGGCCAGCAGATCGGCTCTCAATTCGGCAGAGACTCAGGCGGGAATTACGGCGGCTGGGGCGCTGCGCTCGGTGGCTTGCTCGGATACTTCGGGGGCTAAATGAGCTGGTTCCAAGATGCATTCCTGTGGCCTCAACTGCTCATGAGCAGCAAGGGTCGCGATCAACTCAAGGAGGACATCAAGTACGGTGATGGCGTTGCCGCAGTCGGCTCGCCTTTGCACGGGCTCACCGCTGGTTACAAGCTGCACGAGCTGATGTCGCCCACGGTCCATATCAACGACCGCATCCAAGACATTCGCAAGAACGGACTCAGCTCCGACCACTTG